GACTGACAGTCCGCACCGATGCAGATCAACCCTTGGATACTGTCACTGTATGAAAGTCATAAAACCCAAAGCGATGGCGACTACAGGCTCTTTCGCTAGGGCATCCAGCGGCACGTTCTTTGGCTCCAATGGCCTGCTTCAGACAGCGGCCACCAATGTGCTGCGGCTGCAATACAACCCGATCACGCTGGCATTCGATGGCCTGTTGATCGAGACAGCAAGCACCAACCTGATCTTGCAGTCCGAGACATTCGACAATGCATCTTGGACAAAGACCAACGCCTCGGCGACATCTAACAGCGTCAATGCGCCCACAGGCACGCTGTTGGCCGACACCATCACGGCCACTGCAACTGATGGCAATTTTTCGCAGACATTCACAGCGGTGAGTGGAACGGTTTACACCTGGTCATGCTTTGTCAGGGCTGGAACCAGCAACACGGTGCGATTCAGTTGCCAAGCCACAGCCGCAGTTTTTGTGGTGACATTCAACCTGGCGACAGCTACCACCACCACAGTGTCAGGAACTGGAACGGCATCGATCACGGCTGTGGGCAATGGCTGGTTTCGATGCGCTGCAACGGCAACGGCCACAGCCTCTGGCACTGGTGCTTTCCAGATCATCGTGCCAACGAACGGGCAGACTGCATTCTTGTATGGCGCACAGCTTGAGGCACGTTCAAGCGCATCAAGCTACATCGTGACAGTAGGGTCAACAGTCACAAGGGCTGCTGACGTTATCAGCGGCGCAGACACAGGCTTGGTTTATTCCAATGCCATCGAGGTGAATGCGGCGTGGTCATCGGCCACCACCTATGCAAAAGATGCTTTGGTCGATTTCCAGGAATCGATCTGGATCAGCTTGGTGAACAGCAACACCAACAATTCACCATCGGCCCCAGCATCGACATTCTGGTCGCGTGTTGGCCCAGATAACCGGGCATCCATGTTTGATGGTCAGATCAGCACACTGACCACATCGACCACACCATTGATCGTGGTTCTTTCCACAGGCATCATCAACAGCACTGCCCTGCTTGGTCTGTCAGGAAATAGTGCAGCAATCCATGTGACCGATGGTGCATCAAGTTCGGTGGTCTATTCGAGGACAACGGGTCTGGATGGCACGATTCTGGATGACTGGTACATGTATTTTTTCGAGCCATTCGTGCAAAAAGGCGAGGTGGTGCTGACTGACCTGCCACCCTATAATTCCGGCTACTTGGTGATGATCTTGAGTGGCGCAAGCACGGTTTCAATTGGCGAGTTGATGGTCGGCACGGTTTACTCTTTGGGCGATTACGACCTGGAACAAGGAGCCAGCATTGGCATCATTGATTACAGCCGCAAAGATACCGATCCAGACACAGGCAAAACGACATTCGTCGAGCGTGCATACAGCAAGCGCATGTCGGGCCAGTTCCTGATCGACAATGTAAGTCTGAACGGTGTTCAGCGCATCTTGTCAGACATTCGCGCAGTGCCATCGGTGTTCATCGGTTCAGAGGCTGATGAATATTTGCCTCTGGTGGTTTATGGTTTCTACCGAGATTTCAGCATTGACATTGCTTATCCGACCAAGAGTTTTTGCAGGCTTGAGGTCGAGGGCTTGATTTAAAAAGGAAACAGATATGCCCATGACTCCACTGCCAACGCCACCGAGCAGAAACGATCCGACAAACTTTGCCACACGCGCAGATGCATTTCTGGGCGCATTGCCGACATTTCAGACAGAGGCCAATGCCCTTGAGGTTTCAGTTGATGCCGATGCTGTGGCTGCTGCTGCATCAGCGGCCAGTGCTGCAAGTTCTGTAACTGCTGCACAAGCGGCTGCGGCTGGTGCGGCAGCAGCGGCCAACGTGACCAAATGGGTCAGCGGCACGACATACACCGAAGGTGCAGTGGTTTGGTCGCCTATCAATTTTTTATCATATCGTCGCAGAACAACAGGTGGCGGCACGACAGACCCAAGCGCAGATAGCACCAACTGGGCGCAAGCGGCTGGCACAGGAGATGCAACACTTGCTGGTGCACAAACTTTTACAGGCACAAAGACATTTAGTGGAACAACCAGCACTTTGGCCATCGTGCTGAATGACGCAGCCGAAGTCGCAACAGTTTCTGCCACAGCAGCCACTGGCACGATCAACTATGACATCACCACACAGTCGGTGCTGTTCTACACCTCCAATGCATCAGCCAACTGGACGGTGAACTTTCGCGCATCTAGCGGTACAAGCCTGAACACTGCACTGTCCACAGGTCAGTCGGTCACTGTGGCTTTCTTGGTCACTCAAGGCTCAACTGCTTACTACAACAGCGCAGTACAAGTAGATGGCACAACCTCTGGCGTGACCACACGCTGGTTGGGTGGTGCACCTGCTGCTGGTAACGCAAGTGGCATCGACAGCTACCGTTATCTCATCATCAAGACAGGCAGCGCCACCTACACAGTGCTGGCTTCTGTAACTCAGTTCAAGGCTTAATCTATGCCATTACAAGCAACATCAGGTGCAGCAAGCTATGACGCTTTTGGTGGCGGTGTTCCCATAATCCCCAACTACATTGAAGAAGTTTTTCAAACTTGGCTGTACACAGGCAACGGCTCTACGCAGACGATCACCAACGGTATTGATCTGGCGGGTAAGGGTGGGTTGGTTTGGATTAAGCAACGGCCAAGCACGCTCGACCACTCTTTGTTCGACACAGTGAGAGGTGCGACTAATAAGCTATCGACAAACTTAACATTTGGAAATTCGGTTGCAACTACATCTCTTACGGCATTCAATAGCAATGGTTTTACATTGGGGAGCGACAACGACGTAAATACAAGCGGCGCTAACAATCTCTACGCCTCATGGACATTCAGAGAGCAGCCGAAATTCTTTGATGTGGTGACGTGGACAGGCAGCGGTGCAAACCGCACTATTGCCCATAACCTTGGCTCAGTCCCCGGTTGCATTATGGTCAAACGCACTGACACCACAGGCGCTTGGCAGGTGTACCACCGAGGCCTTGCAAACACGCAATATATAGTGTTGAACACTACGGCTGCTGCTGCCACAGGTGCAACACGCTGGAACAGCACGACACCGACCGACACAGTATTCAGCCTAGGTACTGACGTAACAGTTAACGCCTCTGGTGGCACGTACGTAGCCTACCTTTTCGCCCATGACGCTGGTGGCTTTGGCCTGACGGGTACGGACAATGTGATTTCGTGTGGGTCTTATACGGGTAACGGCTCCACAACAGGGCCTGTCATAAACCTCGGCTACGAACCTCAATATGTTCTTATCAAAAACGCTAGTGCAACAGGTTTTTGGTTTTGCTTTGACAACATGAGAGGAATTGCAACAGGCGGTACGGATGCTGTGTTGTACCCCAACGGGGGTGACGCAGAAGCAAATTCAACAGACAACATTGATCTTACTTCTACTGGTTTTCAAATTAAAAACTCTGCTGGGTCTATTAACGGCAACGGCAACACACTCATCTACATCGCCATACGCCGTGGCCCGATGAAAGTGCCGACAACGGGGACGAGTGTGTTTGAGACTATAACTAGGACAGGTACTGACGTAAATACAACCGTTAGTTCATCAGTGCAACCAGACTTTATTTGGATAAAGGCCCGCGCAACATCATCTCAAGATCACCATCTGTTTTCCCGACTTAGGGGCGTCTTAAATTCCTTGATGCCTGCGCGAACTGACGCTGAATTTAGCTACGCCGGTTCAGTGACGGCGATGAACAACAATAGCTTTCAGGTCAACGCAGCGAACGACGTAAACCTTTCATCAACAGCGTATGTTAACTGGGTAATGAGGCGCGCATCCGGCTTCCTAGATGAGGTTTGCTGGACAGGGGATGGAAGCACTGGTCGGCTGATTTCTCACAACCTTAATGCACCCCCAGAAATCATCCTAATGAAGAGTCGGTCAGCAACTGGAGATTGGCGCTTTTGGTGCCGTAGCAATTCTTTCTATGCAGGCACTGCTTCAACTAATGTTTGTCTTTTGCCGATGACAGCAAACGGCTTTAACGATAGTAGTTCTTCATATGGTGAAGCTGCCTATTTCCCTGCTGGACTTCCAACAGCAAGCAACTTTTCTGTTGTAAATGGAGACGCAGCTACGAACGCAACTGGTGTCACGCATGTTGCTTACCTTTTTGCAAGCTGCCCCGGTGTGAGCAGGGTTGGAAGATACACAGGCAACGGCAGCAGTCAGACCATCAACTGTGGCTTCACTGGTGGGGCTAGGTTTATTCTTATCAAACGCACCAGTGCTGCTGGTGATTGGTACGTTTGGGACACAGCCCGAGGTATTATTAGCGGTAATGATCCGCACCTGTCCTTAAACACCAATGCTGTTGAAGTGACAAGCAATGACACCATTGATGCCGACAACACTGGCTTTGTGGTCAATCAAGTGGCTGCTACCAACGTGAACGTCAACGCAGCAACATACATCTTCTTGGCAATTGCTTAAACCATTTCATTGGGAACAATCATGCAAATCAGAATCCGACAAACAGGCACAGTGATGTACGAGGCAGAGTTTCGTGCATACCAGCAAGCCAACGGTGGCCCTACATGGGGTCAAACCACCGAAGAAATCTTGGACAGCTTGGGCGCTGATGTGGTCTTTGAAGGCCCACAGGCGACAGGTGGCACGGTCTATCAATACTCCATGCCTGCTGGTGTTGAGCAGATCGATGGCAAGTGGTACACCAAGCATATCCTTGGCCCTGTCTTCACTGACACCGAGGACGCTACTGCTGCAGAAGTTGAAGCTGCTTACAAGGCCATGAAGGACGCACAGCAAGCTAAATCTGTACGCCAAACCCGTGGCGACAAGCTCAAGGACAGCGATTGGACACAGGTGTCTGATGCTCCAGTGGATAAGGCTGCTTGGGCCATCTATCGCCAAGCCTTGCGTGATGTTACTGGTCAACAAGGTTTCCCTTGGACTATCCAGTGGCCTGAAATGCCTTAAATCTCGGAGCAGTAAATGTCGGATCAGATTGATGCAACCGAAGCACGCCTGACAACCCATGAGCAGGTTTGCGCCCATCGGTATGAGGCCATCCAGAAATCGTTTGAGTCAGGCTCCAAACGCATGACCAAGATCGAATATCTGCTTTATGCGGTGATCGCGGCGGTCTTGCTTGGCCCAGGTGTTGCAGCCGAGTTTGTCAAAAAGGTCTTTGGGTTATGAAAGAATGGGCCGTTGCGTTTATTGCGGCGGCCCTTCTTGTTGGCCTGGTGATCTGGTGCGTGAGAATTTTCATCGAATTCTTGTCATGAGAATTAAAATCGCCATCGGCAT